TCGTCGTGTTCAGCCCGCGCGCGTCCTTGCGCAGTGACATCGTCCCGGACTTCGTGCGGGCAAGCACCTTAGCGGTATCGTGGTCGACCAGCGCCATGATGTCAGCTCGAAGCGAGCGATTCACCGCCTCCGGCATAATGCGCTCACGAAACCCGCCCAGATCGTCGGAGAGCGCGTTAAACACGACCGCGTAGCCTCGGATGATCTTGTCGGTGTCCGCAGAGACCGATACCGGAGACCGGCGGATTTCGTCGCAGATAGCGCTCATGACAGGCTCCCTATGTACCGAATCTCGTCCGCCAGTATCGTATCAGCCACCGCTGATGGCCGCTCCTGTTCCCACCGCAGCAAGAGCTGCTCAAGCTCGCCGTGGAACTCGTCCGGTTCCGCCCTAGTAACCAGCGCCGCCAGTTGGCCCTCAGACTGCGCGCAGTGTGCCTCCGCCAGCGCCCTCGCCACCGTCCGCGGATCCTCTTCGGAGCGCTTCCACGCCAAATGTGTCAGCACGGCCGGGTACAGAGCATCCGCGCAGACGTCCCGGTGGGTCTGGTAGAACGCCTCAGCCAATTTCCGAAGACTTTCTGGCGTCACCTGACGGCGCCTGGCACGGTCCACCTCTGGTCGCAGGACACGCCCTACGACGTCCACAATCAGCGCCCGGTGCGCCGCCACGACACGAGTCAGCCGGTCAAGTTCGTCTGCCTTGCGCACAGCCAAGCTGGCTGTCAGCGTCTCCGCCTGCGCTCGCGCCTCGCCGGCTAGTCGTTCGGCCTCGACCTGCGCGAGTTGGGCGGTCTCCAGCGCCACTTCCCGCTCAGACAACTCTCTGCGTGCCTCTTGCGCCTCGGTAACGGCCGCCTCCAGCGCCGGGAGCTTATCCGCCGATGCCCGAGCCTCGAGGACAGCCGCGGCCAGCTTGCGCTCCGACTCCACGACTAGCGCGGCCTGCTCGTCTGCCAGTGTCGCCGCCTCTGCACGCGCCATTTCCGCGTCCATCGCCCGCTGCTCGGCCGCCTGACGTGCAGTCGCGAGGTCACCATGCGCTTGCACGGCCTGATCCCGCTCAGTGGCCATCTCCGCCAGTGCGGTACGGGCAGTCTGTAAGTCTTCCGCTGCCGCCATCGCTGCTGCCCGCTCCTGTTCGGCCATAACCTGGAAACTGGCCGCCTGCTCAGTATCCTGCGCGCCTTTCGCTTCTGCCGCCACCGCCCGCGCCACATGTTCCTCAGCTCGCGCCGATGCAGCCCTGATCTCGTCCACCAACGCCTGCATCCTGGCGTCATCCGCCGCCGGTTCGGACGCGGGTAGCGCCTTCTGTGCTGGTGGAGCTTTCATCTTCTGGATCGTCACATCGATATACTCGGTGTAGCGTTCGGCCGGGATCATGTTCAACGGCACCAGATGGGCATCGCCTTCTGGCCCGATCGGGTTCATGTTCTCTTTGCGGAGAATGTCGTTAATCGAGAATGCGCCAATACCGTGCATCTTTGAGTAGAACTCGGCCCGCTTCGCCGAGTCCCCACGCAGAACGCCGTCAAGGTTGTGCTCAATCGTCTGTTGACTGTATTCCAGCGGCGATACCAGCTTGCGTGTCAACTCCTGTTCCCACATTTCCAACCAGCCTGAGACGGTGCCGACGTAGTACTGCAGTTCCTGTTCTTCGATATTGGTAAAGTGGGCGTTCTCGAGGTCTCCGAGTTTATGCGGAGGCATCGCTAGCCATCGCGCCGTCTCGTTGATTTGAAACTTACGCGTTTCAATAAACTGCGCCTCGTTCGGCTTCGTGCCACGCTCAGTAAATTTCGATCCCGCCCCAAGCACGAGAATCTTATGCGCTCGCTCTACCCCCGCATGAACAGCCTCGATCGCCTTGCGCACGTTGTCTTTCACGAGCTCGCCGTCTGGACCCTTCAGCGACCCAGGAACTTCTACCACGCCACCAAATGTCGAGCCGTTGCCAAAGAACGACGCCCCAAACTTCTCAGTCGCCACCCCTAACCCGATCGACTCCCGCGCGTGCATGACGATCCCGTGACCGAGAATTCCATCCGTGCTCAAGCTGCTGATATGCAGCATGTTCGCGGCTGCGACATCTTTCGTAGAGCCGTTGTAGTTCTTCACCCGATAAAACAATAAACCTCTATCGCTGCGCATCGGGTCCACGCGGGTAGGAATGATCGGGTAGAGGCCCACGACACGCTTGAGCGTATCGCGCACGATCTCCGCGTAGGCATTCCCGTAGAGCAAACACAACGCCTGCATGGTTTCTCTGAACTTAAACGATGACATCTCCGGATTTGGTTCATCGTGCAAGAGACGATACAGCCCGTGTGTCTTGAATGGCGTTTTACCTCCGGTCGCGAGATCGTTCTTGTAGAGCACTAGTGGCAGTTTCGCAATATCCCGCGAGAGCGTGGTCACCCCGCACCAGATCGGCGAATAGTTCAGGGCGTTCGATTCATCAATGGCCACGCCTGACAGCAGCGTCGAGCTCTCACCGAAAAAACTCTCCCACGTCAGCGGCCGAGGCGGAGGGGGCACGGCACGAATCGCCACGAGTGCGTTGTACAGCAGCTGTCTCATAGCACCATCACCAGATCCTCAGCCGAATAGTTCGGCGCCTGTGGTTGGCGGATCCAGATGGCCAACACCATATCGAGCGCCACTTGCCCGTCGATCTTGTCCGCAGCCTTGTCCTTGTCCGGGCGCATTTCGCCTTTTTGCCCGAACCTGATCACATAGTTGTCCGCCATCCATGTCAGGATCTCGTTCGGACCATGGCAGAGTTGCTCCGAGGCAATCAGCTCACCCTTCTTGCGGATCGCCTCGGTCAACTGGAAACCTTGCGGCTGCTCAATCATCATCAGGCCGGCGCCGATCAGGTTCTGCGCCATCTGTTCCGCGAACCGCTTGTCGTAGGCAATTTCTCGAACGGCATCGCGCTGGCTATCCTCAAGAACGGCCGCCTCAAGCGCCGCGTAATCCGTCGTGTCGCCCTCGGTAACTTCCAGGATGCCCGCCCGTTCCCACTGGTCGTAGGGCCGGTTGGGATACTTCTCGAGCGTCACCCTCGGCACAAAGAACCGCACCTTGACCGCCACGCGGCCGTCTTCGAGATCCCACATCCGCAGCCAGGCTGAAAAGTCATCCGACTGTCCGAGGTCGAGCGACCCTAAGCAGGGATGTCCACGCAGCTCCTCATCTGAAGGACACGGCGGACAGGCCCGCCATTTCACCATGTCGATCGCCCGCGTCTGGTCCTGCGTCCAGACGCAGAAGTTGAGCCGCAAGACGGTGTTCGTTTCAGCAGGGATGTGCTTCGCTGCAGACACTTGATCGCGGAGGTATTCCGGCTGAATCGACACGCCCAAATTCGGGTTGACTTTCGGCCAGCACAACTCGTCTGTCAGTGGATCATCGTCTTCGGATAAGTTGCACACGTAGGCAAACCAGCGCTCATCCTCAACCGCCTGCTCGACAATTCGCCGGGAATGCTCGTGGTGTTGCCAACAGATGGACGTCCTATCGAACCCGCTATTGGTAATCTCCGCGAACAGGGCATCCATGTTGCCCTTCGCGCCAGCGCGCATCTTATTCACGATCTCCGCATTCGGATGCTCATGGACTTCGTCGATCAGTCCCATGTGCGGACGCGTGCCAGACTTGGAACTTTGTTCCCGCGAGAACGGACGGAAGAACCCTAACCCGTAGGCAAGATTCGTGATGTGTTCAATGCCGGTCTTCCGGATACGCTTCGAGAGCTCAGGAGAGGCATCGACCATCCGCACCGCATCCCGAAACATAATCTGCGCCTGGTCACGGTCGGCTGCCGCAGCGTAAATCTCTGGGGCCTTCTGCCCGTCCATCATCAGGCCGTAGCGCCCAATCGCCGCCAGCATCGGCGTCTTACCATTCCCTTTACCGACCTCGATATAGGCGTTTCTGAACCGCCGATGGCCTGAACCGATCCACTTCCAGCCAAAGAGACTCCCGACAATAAACGCCTGCCAGGGCTCAAGGAGAAAGGCTTTCGCGTCACCGTTCTTGTCCGATGTGTCTGGCAGGCGAACCCAGGTTTCAATGAAGCCAATGGCGTGGTCTGCAGCATGTTCGTCGAACGTGAAGCCCTTGACATCAGCCGTCTTCCGGTCGCGTTCGTGCCGCTCACAGGCCATACGGACCAGTGGCCCGACGACGATACGCCCCTTAAGAACGTCTCGTGCGTAGACGTGCGCGCGATGGAGCGGGTGACTTTGGCTCATGCAAACACGACTAAGCCCGCCACAATTTCGTCTGTGCGGTGGTAGACGACCGCGCCGAATGCCGGAACCTGCACGGGGAATATCGGATGCCCATCGGTCCAATAGTCGTTCAAGTTCCACCATGGCACGTTCAATTCGTCTATCCCTTCGTTGACATCGCCCGTCTTGCCGTCGAGCGGCCCGCCTCGGAAAAGCACCTTCATGCGGCCCCCCGTTGCTGTTGGAACTTCGTAAACGCGTCCATCTCTTCCGTCTGTGCCGCCGGCAGCTTGATCCGGCTCCGCGACGCTGGCGTCAGCCCGAACTCCACCAGATACTGCCGGATCGCCATCCGCCCCGACCGAAGCTGGTCAGTACACTTCGAAATCAGCTTCCGCAACGTCACAATCTCCGAAAACAACTGCACTAGGTCCGCCTTGTCGACGTCGCGGATATTCGCCTCGAGCAGCCGCACCGCCACACGCGCCTCGTCCTGCTCAACCGCAATCGCCTCCGTCTCAGCAAAGAGCCGGCAGTGCTGATACACCGCGAACAGGTC